GGAATCAAACCGAATGTGTTTGAGATCCACTGCAATGGAGAAGTATGGAATAGGGAATCTTCTGCCGTAGACCAACAGAAACATCTAGAAGAGACCATACTGAAACTAAACTATAAGTCTTTTACCCAGACAGTCATTCTGGGTTCTGCTACTTTTGTTCCTTTTATGCAACTTTCTTCTTCTAACCGAAGAGATATTGTGGAAGATCTTCTTGATATTAAGATCTTTTCTGGCATGGGGAATCTTCTTAAAAACAGAATTAGACAAGCAACACAAGATATTCGTGAATTGTCTTTGCAAAAAGACATGGTAGAAGAAAAAATTTCTATGCAAAAGAATTTTATTCGAGATCTTGATAAGAGAGGCAAAGAAAATATTGAGGATAAGAAGACTAAGATTGAAAGTTTATCTCTAGATATTACAAACTTGATGGGAGATAACCGTAACTACAATGAAAATATTACGGATGTATATCAACCACAACTTCAAGAACTCAGTGATCCAACAAAATCGCTTAGGAGAATGAATGGAGTTAAATCAAAACTGGAACAAAAGATACAAAATATAACGAAAGAACATAGATTTTTCAAGGATAACTCGGTTTGTCCCACCTGTGGGCAAGATATAGAAGAACAGTTTCGTGTAAATAAAGTAGGAGAGATTGAAAATCAAGTACAAGAAATTAATACAGCATACAAAGCACTCAAGAAAACTATCACTGCAGAACAGGATAGGGAGAAAGAGTTTGCTCAGCTCTCCAGGTTGATCACTGACGCAACATATGACATCTCTATTAACAACACTAAAATTGCTGAATATCAGAAACAGACCAGAAGTTTGGAATCGGAAATTCAAAAAATTGCCTCACAAATTGCAAATAGAAATTCTGAAAGAGATGCCCTTAAACAGTTAGAAAAAGAACTTAGGTCAGTAGAAAAGGATAAGTCTGAACAGGCTGAGAGTATTTCCTATTTGGATTTTGCTCATTCTCTTATGAAAGATAGTGGAGTAAAATCCAAAATAATCAAGAGATATCTTCCAGTAATGAATAAGCAGATTAATACATATCTGCAGCAGATGGATTTCTATATAAATTTCACACTGGACGAAGAGTTTAAAGAAAATATTAAATCTCCTATCCACGAAAACTTTAGTTATGATTCCTTCTCCGAAGGAGAGAAAATGAGAATTGATCTTGCTCTCCTGTTTACTTGGAGAGACATTGCAAGGATGAAAAATTCTTCATCCACCAATCTACTAATTCTGGATGAGATCTTTGACAGTTCTTTGGATGGAACTGGCACTGATGAGTTTACTAAGATTGTGAGATATGCAATTAAGGATGCTAATGTTTTTATCATCTCTCACAATACTCAAGACCTTCAGGATAAATTTGATAATATGATTACTTTCAGTAAGATCAATGGGTTTTCTAAAACCAGTTGAGTAACTGTCCATTTGGGTCTAGACTGCCTGTTGGAGTGATGTATAGTATTCGTATACCAAAAGACTCCCATGGTCAATTACGAAGTTAAAGGACAACTTGCTAAGCTCCTTGCAACTGAGGATCTTATCATTGAGAACAGAACTGTCTCTACTGCGTCCTTTGACGTGCGTAGGAGGGTACTTACCCTTCCTCTATGGGAACGCGCCTCTGCGACTGTATACGACCTTCTAGTGGGTCATGAGGTTGGTCATGCACTGTACACCCCCGATACTAACTGGAAGTCTAAGTATCCTAAGGTTCCTGGCAGTTTTGTTAATGTTCTAGAGGACTCCCGTGTAGAAAGACTTATTAAACGTAAGTTTCCTGGTATTGTTAAAACGTTTTATCGCGGATACTCTGAGCTATCAGATCAAGATTTTTTTGGGATTGAAGATACTGATATTGATTCAATGTCTTTTATGGACCGTATCAATATCTATGTGAAGATTGGAAATTTTGTTGATATTAAGTTTACTGAAAAAGAAAAAAGCTTTGTATATGAAGTTGAAAAGACTGAAACCTTTGATGAAGTTTTGGAACTTTCCTCTAGAATTTTTGAGTACCTTAAAGAAACTGAGGTAGAGGATCAGACCCCACCTCCACAAACACAATCACCTTCTTCTAGTCAACAAAGCGGTGGAGATCTTGAGTCTTCCCAAACTTCTCCTGAGGGGTCAACTGGCGATGGTGAGAAATCAGATACAACTTCTCAAAGTGATATTGACTTCAGTGAATTTAGTAAAGAACTTCCACAAGAATCTAATGGCGGATCTGAATTTGAAACTGTAACAGATAAAAACTTTGATGATGCTGTAGAGGAATTGAATGGAACTAACCCACATCGTCGCGATATTAATTACCTAGAGGTCCCAGAACTCAATATTGACAATTTGATTGCAAAAAATTGTGAGATTCATGAGACACTGAGTAATTTTTATGAAAACACTTTTAAAAACAGAGAAGAGGAATATGGAATAGAAATTGCTAACGAAATTTTTGCTGAAGTTGATAGTGACTATAAACTATTTAAAAAACAATCTCAAAAAGAAGTTAATTACCTTGTCAAAGAATTTGAATGTCGTAAAGCTGCAGACTCTTATGCTCGTGCTGCTACTAGTAAAACTGGAGTTCTTAATACGGGGAAGTTACATACTTATCGATACAATGAGGACTTGTTCAAGAAAGTCACGACCTTAGCTGATGGAAAGAATCATGGTCTAGTATTTGTTCTGGACTGGTCTGGATCCATGTCTGATGTACTTCAGGATACTGTAAAGCAACTGTATAACCTTATTTGGTTCTGTAAAAAAGTTAATATTCCTTTTGAGGTATACTCTTTTACTAATCACTGGAAAGTTTTTAGTAGGGATGATAATTCATATGATGAACATGTGGATGAAAAAATTGAGAATGAATTTTATATCTCTTCAGATTTTCATATGATGAACGTTCTTTCCAGTAAGGTCCGTGCTGCAGAATTTGAAAAACAAATGAGAAACTTTTATCGACTTGCATATAGTGCTGACTCCAGAGGATGTCGTTGGGGAGGTGCTACCTATCAGGTCCCTGGCCAATTATCTCTTTCTGGAACTCCCCTACATGAAGCTATCGTTGCTTTAAATGGAATTCTTCCTGAATTTAAGAAGTATACTGGAGTTGATAAAATGCATACAATTATTCTGACGGATGGTGAAGCTCCTCCTCTTAAGTATAATCGTATGTTTTCTTATAATGATAGGACACCTTTTTGGGGATATCGACAGGTTTATCAAGGAGATTTTATTAGGGATCGCAAAACAGGAAACTCCTTTAAGATTGACCATCCGTATCACGGACTTACTACTGCTCTGTTGGATCAACTTAAAGCTAGATTCCCTCAAACAAGTTTCATTGGTATGCGTCTTCTTTGTCCCAGAGATGCTACTACTTTCATCCGTAAATTTGTTGAAGATTATGATCGTTCTGAAAGGATGATCAGTAGGTATAAGAGAGAAAAGTCTTTCTCCATAAAGGATGTAGGTTACCAAACTTACTTTGGACTTTCTTCTTCTGCACTCCAATCGGACAGTAGTTTTGAAGTAGATGAAGATGCAACAAAAGCACAAATCAAATCTGCTTTTAGAAAATCATTATCTGCCAAGAAGATGAACAAAAAAATTCTTGGTGAATTTATTTCTTTGATCGCATAAAACCAGTCTAAGAACTGGTACAAAACCAAAGACATATCCCTCCTTTGCTCTTATATTGTATACATACCAATGAGGTTTCAAATGACCACCCGCGTGAACTCCGAATCTCTAATCAATTCTCTCCGTGATTTGTATGGAGAAACAGTTACGTGTGCCGACATTCGTGGTTACTGTGCATCTAATGGAGTCTCTTATCCTACTGTGACTAAGTATCTCGATGACTACAAAACTAGTCGTGGGAAGTGGAACTTGAGTTTGCAAGAAAAATTAGAACAAACTTATCAAGCTCCACCTGGATTGCCTGCTGCTGAACAAAACCTTATTCCTGTAAAAGATGATACCTTCGTCAGCTTTGGTAACTTCGCTGATATTAAAAAAATTATTAAGTCCAATCTATTTTACCCTACGTTCATTACGGGTCTTTCAGGTAATGGTAAGACGTTCTCTGTTGAACAGGCCTGTGCCCAATCAAGACGAGAACTCATTCGTGTAAACATTACTATTGAGACTGATGAAGACGATCTTATTGGTGGGTTTCGCCTTGTCGATGGGGCAACTGTTTGGCATAACGGACCTGTCATTGAAGCACTCGAACGTGGAGCAATCTTGCTACTCGATGAAGTTGACCTTGCTTCCAACAAAATTCTATGTCTCCAGTCCATCCTTGAAGGTAAAGGTGTGTTCTTGAAAAAGATTGGCAAATACATTACGCCTGCAGAAGGTTTCAACGTATTCGCAACCGCTAATACTAAAGGTAAGGGATCCGAGGACGGACGATTTATTGGAACTAACGTGCTCAACGAAGCATTCCTTGAAAGGTTTCCTGTAACCTTTGAACAAGAATATCCTACTCCTGCAGTAGAACAGAAAATTCTTGCATCTATTTGTGGTGAAGTTGAGTTCTGCAAACGTCTTGTGGACTGGGCGGACATCATCCGTAAGACCTTTTACGATGGTGGTGTTGAGGAAGTTATTTCAACACGTCGTCTAGTCCATATTGTTAGAGCTTTTGGTATCTTTGGTGATAAGGCAAAGTCCATTCAAGTCTGTCTGAATCGTTTTGATGATGAGACAAAACAAGCGTTTATGGATCTTTATGATAAAGTTGATTCAGATGTAGACTTTGTGGGAGAGGCTTGATATAATATGGTTAACTCATGGTCTTTACTATTTGATGAATTGAAAATGAATGAACACTCAAAGTATTATTATGATTATGATCGTAATGATCCTGACCGTAAGAATCCTTTTATTAAGAAGGATGATGGACGTGATGAAGATGGTCGGTATCCTGCCGACCATCCCAGCCAAGATTTCTGGCATGAAGATGGCTTCAGTTTGACTGGAAATCCCACTCCACCGTCATCCGATACAATCTCTTTTGACTTTGGTAGATCTGATGAAGGTATAACAACTTTCGGTGCAGCACAACAAGTTCCCATGGAGAGTGTAATCGGTGGACAAGATACACTTAGTTTTGATATGAACTCATCTGATATGGACTTTATCAGTGCTAATGGAGGGTTTGAATACACTCCACTTCCTGCTAAAGATGATATGAACGTCTCAATGCAAACTGACAATTGGGTCTACGAATCTCCTGATGGGGGTAAAACTGTAACTCGCCGCCGACCTGGTGACGATTACACCAAGAAAGAAGTAATCGTCTCCCCCAAAAAAGAAGAAACTGTTCCTCATTTTTGGAAGTTTGAAGAAGATCTCACCCTTAAGGAGGTCCGTGAATATCTTTCTGGAACTTATAAATCTCACTACACTTCTAAAGAGTCTAAAACTCAGACTCTCGATTTGATTGAAAGTATCGGTGATGCAGAAGCATTTACTAGATCAAACGCAATCAAATATCTTTCTAGGTTTGGAAAGAAGGAAGGCAAGTCTAAACTTGACATCCTTAAAGCAATCCACTACTGTATTCTACTCTACCACTTCGCTGGACTTCATAATGCAAACGAAAACCCCTTTGAAACTTTCTGATCGTACTGTTAATCTTCTGCGTAATTTTTCGTCAATCAATCAGTCGATTCTTTTCAAAGAAGGTAACAAACTTCGCACCATTAGTGTGATGAAGAACATTCTTGCGGAAGCGAACATTGATGAGGAACTTCCTCAAGACTTTGGTATCTATGATCTAGGTCAATTTCTCAACTCACTAAATCTATTTCAGGAACCAGAACTTAACTTTAATGGTTCTAGTTATGTGACTCTTAAGGAAGGACGACAAAAGTCTAAGTACTTCTTTGCTGACCCAAGTGTCATTGTTTCTCCTCCCAATAAGTCTATTGATCTGCCTACAGTTGATGTTAACTTCACTCTAAAAAGTTCTCAACTAGACCGTCTTCTTAAGGCTGCTGCAGTTTATCACCTTACAGATCTATCTGTCATTGGTGAAGACGGAGAAATCAAAATGATGGTTCATGATCGTAAGAATGATACTTCTAACGATTTCTCTATCGTTGTAGGCGAGACGACCAAAAACTTTGGTCTCCATTTCAAAGTTGAGAATATTAAGATCGTTCCTGGTTCTTATGAAGTCTCTATTTCTAGGAAACTTATTTCTCAGTTTAAGTCTTCTGAGTATGATCTTACATATTACATTGCTCTTGAACCCGATCTTACTTGGGAAGATTGATGAGTAAAGACTGGACGGCGATCTATCAGAATCTTCCTGATGAAGAAAAAGATAAGATCGCTATTCTTCGAGTGATGGAGTGTTCAAACGGTGTTATCCAACATGCGTTTCGAGATAAAATAGATTGGGCTCTTTCCATCGATGATACAAGACGTGCTATGAAATTTAGTATGTCTTGTATGAAAAACCTCGAAATTCCTTTGCTGGATGAGACAGTCACATTTGCGCCAGAGACTCAAGTTCTTCTACGTGAAGCTCGTCAACTTTATGTGGATGGTGTAAAAAAAGGAAACGAAGAATCTTTATCCGAATTTATGGAAGTTTCTCGGGCCACTGTAAGAGGAGTTGGTCTGACTAGAATCTTTTCCGCGGCTAAAACTTTGAAACAAAACATTGACGACATCCCCCCTGAGGCGATAACATGGGGTGTATCCTACATCATGCAGTTCTTCGATAAAGAAGAAATTGAAACGCACTTATTATGAACATCTTTGTAACAGACCCAAATCCACGTCTATCTGCAATGGTTTTGCCCGACAAGCATATTGTCAAAATGCCACTTGAGTGTTGTCAGATGATTTCTATCATCTACAGCAAGTGGTATTTTAATTGGGGTGAAATTCACCGCAAAGATGGACAACCTTACAGTACTGCAAAAGGTGCTTTTCGTAATCATCCTTGCACTCAGTGGGCTGCAAAAAATCATTACAATCTTGCTTGGTTAATCCAACATGGATGTGCTTTGACTACTGAGTATCTACA